CGAGTCATAACGCCCTTACGAGGAGTGAAATCCTCTGGAGCAAATATCGTTGGGGTGACAATTAGAGGAACGTAGGGAGCGTAGACATAGCCTGTCTCGAGGTAGCTTCCGCCCTTGAAGCCGATGAGGATCTTGTTCCTGGGGAAGTAAGGATCCTTGTAGACTGTGAAGCGGTTGCTGATTGTACCGACTGGGGTGGCGCCCATTGTGAATGGGTTGCCAACCTGGCCCTGGCCATCGATCGAGATGTTTGGCTTGTAGAGCACTGAGGCCTCGAAGATCGTGGAAACATCGGGTGAGGTGACGATGAAGTTAGCAGAACCGCGAAGGGTCTTGCGATGTATTTCATTGGCAACGTCGATGATGGTCTCGGTGAGGGTCTCGTACCACTCGCGGACGGTACCAGTGAACGTGGGACCGGGAGCGAGTGAGGAGGTCCTGAGGATGGGTGAGCCGTTGGTCTTGTTGACGAACTTACCAGGTGAACGTGACCAGTAGTAGTTGGCGCCGTTGGCCTGGGTGAGAAGGTCATTGAGGATTTCACGGTCGATCTCGAGAGCGATCTGCTCGGAGAGGATCTGGGTGAGCTCGACCTCAGCGTCCATGCTGTGGTAAGCGTTCAGGTCCTGGGCGAGTTCTGGTGACCACCTGGCGCGCAGCTTGCGAGTCGTGGCGGTAACAGCAATGCTCTCGATCTTGATGTCGATCTCGGGGATGATTGGCGAGGTTGCGTTGGAGAGACCGGAACCACCGAAATCCGACTCGAATGAGGGGATTGTGAGTGTTGAACCGTCTGAGCCGTCAACGCTGAGTGAAGCACCAACAGCGTATGAAGCCGTGACGCCTGGACCAGCGTGTGTTCCAACACCCTTGAGAGCGCCTGATATGACGCAGAGAATAGCAGCGCCGGAGTCAGAGATGTTGACGAGAGGGTTGGGGGTGAAGACGCCACCGGTGTATACGCCGACCTGGTTGAGACGACGGAGGTTGATGAGGTTTGAGCCACCCTGGAAGCTCTGGTCAAGAGGGAAGACCTGAGAAGTTGCTGTGCTGGCAACGAAGAGTGAGACATCCTTCACCTGAGTCGTGTCAAAGTTGGTGAAGCCAGCGAGGGGCACAACAAGGAACTGCCAACGACCGGATGAGTCGAATGCACCGTTCTCAGCGTCAGCCTCGATGAGTGTGGTGACCTGTGGGTCGAACTGGAGGAGCTTGCCGTCAGTGCCCGTTGCAAAGGCTGTCACGCCGTCGGTGAGGGTACCACCTGCACGCCAAGCGCCTGAGGCGATGAGTGCAGCTGGAACTGTGGTTGTGTGCACCTTGGAGTAGGATGAGCCGACTAGGTCGTACTGACCACCAGCTGCGAGAGATCCTGAACGGACGCCCTTACCGGTGGGGTTGTTGTAGATCGACTGACCGGGGGTGTAGGTCTGAGCGTTGGCTGAACCAGCAGCACCTGTCTGTGAGTTGGAGTCACCACCGACGTTGGTGCCGTAGGTGTAGTCCAGGTAGAACAGGAGTCCGGATGGAAGGCTCATGGGCTGGATTGAGACTAGCTCATTGGCCACAAGACCGCCGAACACCCTACGAACGATGGGGAAGGCAATGTTGGTGAAGCCACGGATGTCGCCTGAACCGACGAGGTTTCCGCCACCGGTGCTGAGTGAGTTCGACTCACGAAGAACCTGGGCAGCCTGGTTCTCGAGGAGGCGGGACATTGTCTCGCGTGTGTTCTCGCTGAGGCCACGGAGAAGGCCTGTGCGGGCCCACTTCTCAACCAGACGACGGCCTTCTGTGCCGATGTTTCTATCTCTGATGCCCTCGGTAAGCTGCTCGAGGGTAAATGACTTGGACATTGTTTATCTCCTGTAGATTACTTGTTAAGACCTGCGAGGCGGGCCCAGCGATCAACCTCTAGCGACTCAGATGACTTGGCGCCGGCTGAAGTCGCTGTACGTGAGGATGAACCCACTGCGCGTCTCATGAATGATTCTGAAAGTTTTCCAGACTTGCTCTTATCGAGTGACTCAGTTAGGCTTGTGAAGAGAAGCTTGACTTCTCTAAGTGAGCTGGCTGCGTCAAGGGCCTCAATTATTGAGCGCCTCTGTGTTGCTGATAGATCCCTATTCTGCAGAAGCTTATTGACGTAGAGAAGCTTAGCATTGAATAGGTTAAGGTCTGTAAGCTGCTCACGGAGTGTTTCAACTGCACCCCTGTATTCGTGCAACTTAGCCTTGAGATCGTGATTCTCACGACCTTTCTTCTCAACCTCTTTCTTGAGTGTTGCGAACTTGTTCATGGTGACCTTGTCGACTTCGCCAACAATGTTTCCACCACCGAATGCGTGTGCCATGCCTGAGGCGGCGTTCCTGGCCTTGGACTCATTGAGACCGCGGATCTTAGTGAGCTCACGGCGTAGCATGTTCTCGTCGATCTCGAACACCTCGTCGAGCTTCTTGCCGTCTTCTTCGCCCTTGGTCTTCTTGGCACCTGTGGGTGGGAGCTTGATAGGAGCAGCTTCACCGCCGCCATCATCCATTCCCATATCGCCCATGTCACCGTAGACGTCATCGTCACCAGCGGCCTCTTCGTCCTCACCGGTCTCGAACTCTTGGTCTTCTTCTTCCTCTTCTGGAGAAAGCATGGCTGAGATGACTGTGTCGGGATCAATTTCGACGTCGCCAAGATCGATGACGATCTTTGACTCACGGAGAGCACGACGACGAGCTGACTCGTACATCATGTTGCCGTACTCTGCCATCTCGTCGTCTTCCATGTCACCCTCGAGTGCATAGACTTCATCGTCCATCATCATCTCGTCGAGATCGTAGCCCTCCATCTCCTCGGGAGCAGCTGCTGGTGCAGCCTTGCCCTTGGCGTCAACCCTGGTGCCTGGCTTCATGGATGACTTTGCACCCTTCTTAGGGGCAACGAGCATATCTTCCTCGTACATGGCCTCCATCTCTTCAGCTACCTCTCTCTCCTTGGATAGATCGTTTAGATCGACCTCAAAGAGGAGATTGCGTGTCTTTGACATGTTATTCTCCTTGATGTTCTTGCTGGATATAGAATCCGCAGATTTTCTAACGTTACTTGCGATATTAAGAAGCCTGCGCTTCTGATCATCTGATAGAGATGCGGAAGCTTTCTTTGCTGCGGAAAAAATCTTCTTTGCTGCTGCAGGGTCCTTGAGTGACTCATTGAGATCCTCACCTCCTGCTAGTCTGATTAGCTCTAGGACTGCCGTCTCATCAAGAGCGACATCTTCATCGTCCTCTTCTCCTAGCGGCATGAGGTCATCCTCATCACTTGTCTCTTCGTTGAGCTTTCCTAGGAGCTGCTTCTCAATGAAGTCTCTAATTCGAGGTGTGACAGATTCGATGATTGCGTTCTTGGCATTAGCCTCCGCAACCTCTCGAAGCTGCTTTGCATCAGCTATTGCTTCCTCGTAAAGTGTCTTTGACATTATTGCCTCGTCTTTAAGTATGCCTATCTTTTTATTTTTTGACCACGGGTTAGAATATCAATCTTTTTTGACTGTCGCATGATTGCCCTCATATCGTCTGTGGGCATATCTTGCGCTATGTCAAAGACGCTGATATCATCTTCTGGTGTGATGTCAGGAGGAGAAGATGCAAATCCTTTCTTTGTTCCTGTCTTAAAACTACTACCCGTAGTAGTTCTTTGATTCATATCTCCGCCTATTGGTGGCCCATTGAAATGCTTGTAGAGAGATCTAAAGGGCATTGGAGATATTGAGTTTGTGCGCTGGGAAGGCATTGAAGTCTCTGGCAGCGCCAGACGCTGGTTGTGGACAAAAGCTGCCCTATCAGATCTCCAGGCTGTGGGATCTGATGCAACTGCTGCAAGGTTGATCTTACTAACAAATCTGTCAAGCGTCTCTACGTCATCGATTATTGGTTCATCATCGTCACTAGAAAGCCCAGGATCTGTCAAGCTATTCCTGTAAGGGAATGACTGCATTGACATCCTGGGCTTGTCTATGTGAGGAACAAGTTTACCGTACCCACCGTTTCCGGAGTCCTTCTTCGATAGGTCAGTAAACTTGTTCCGAATCTT